CCAGAAACACCATCAGAGAACTGGAACTTATCAAACTCTTTAACCGCATCTGAATCAGTACCAGCGCCAGAGAAAACAATTTGCGTAATCTCGTCATTGGCATTTTTAACAGTAGAAACTACAGTCAAAGTTGTTCCTGCTTCTCCGATAGAGCCAGCAGTGTGCACAGGAAGTAAGTTAGAAGTGTAGAACGCAGCTCTGTCAAAGTCTCCGACTTCCCAAGAGTTAGCAATTTCATCGTTACGGTCTAAAGTGAATTGGTTTAAACCAGTATTTACGATTGCAGATTGCGCAATATCGCTCAAATAAAACTTAGTTTGGTCTTTAGCTGCGCCATAGTTACGAAACATTGCTAAAGCTGCTGCCAACTGACCATATGAGTTAATTAATGTACTTCCATCACCATAGAAACGGTATGGAGCTTCTACGCAGACTCGTGCAACATCAGCTTCGATTTCAGCAGATAACTCCATTACGGCCGCTTTACCAAACTTGTCCATGTAGTCTTCAACATTGAAGATGAACTGTTGAGCGGTGAAAGCGTAAGATACGTTAGAGGCTTTATCTACGGTTAGGTTTTCAACTCTTTGGTCAGCAGACTGGAAAGTTGCAACTAAGCTGGCCGCAATAGTGAAACGTGGTGGCAAATCAAACGTCACTGTGTCGCCCAGGTTGGCTTCCATCTTTTCAAAGTTTTTAAATTTTGTATTAGCTGTAGAAATAAAGCAATTTAAGTTCTGTAAGTAAGCAAGGTTGCTTAATTGATAGGTTTGTACTTGTTGTAAAATATTATTTGGAACGGCCATGTCATAATCTCCTGTGAATATCCTTATTCAGAGACAGACATGACCGTTTAGGTAAGATTATTATCCGCGAAGGTATGATGCAGATTTATAATCTCGCACAGTTTTCGTGCCGTTGTCTGTCCCCGTTGGCGAAGATTTCAGACGTGACAATGGATTTTGCGCTTCTAGCAGTGACCCTTTAGCTTCATCATTTCGCTTTATTGATTCTGAAAGCTTAGTAATTTCGCTTCGTGCCATGCCAGGTGATTTCTCAACTAACACGGCCAGGTCAGCTAACTTGCCTGGATTTTTACGCAGCTCATAAATAACGGCTGCGGTATTATCCGCTTGGTTAGCTAAAAAAACTAACTGTGGAAATTCAGCAGGATTAAAGTCGGCTGTCATAGACTCAAAGTCATCATAAATATCTTTACCTTGCGCCATCTTGCCAAAATACTGCTTCGCCACCTCATTTACTTCTTGCTCAAGTTGCTCAGCTTGCTTTTTTTCTTCAGCTTCGCGTTGTTGTTCGGCCAACTTTTGCATTACTTGCATCTGCAACTTTTCAGTATCGAACCCTTGCTGCTCTTGTGGAGCTGGCGCAGGTGCGGCTTGTTGTTGCGGAGCTTGTTGCTGCTCTTGTTGCGCCTTTAACTCGTTAAGCTGTTGAGTTGCGGCATCTAATTGCTCTTGCATTTTCTGCTCTCCTTTGCGTTTGGCTTTTTTAACAAGCTCGTTCACATAGGAAGCAGGAAGCATTTTTTCAGGTGTCGAATCTTCGGGTTCTTGCGTTCCCTCAGTTTCCACGTTTTCATTAGTTTCTTGCAATTGTTCTGCAATATCCTTATCGCCCATCTGAAACCTCACTGTTTCCGGTGTGACCGTGATCACCTATCATCCGTGATAGTACCGACTATTTATGCCGCATAGATGCGTATTCGTCCTAGATTGTCCCCTGTCTAGTCAGGGTTGATACATAAGTTTGTTACTGGGATAGTTTTAACACTATATGTATTCTTTCGCAATTAGTATAGCAAACTTTATCCTATTTGAAAGTATTATTAAAAATGAGTTTAATCATCTGCTTTTTCATTTGTAGTTTTTGGTCTTGTTATTTCGTGATGATGTTTGCTTACATCAACGGCCATATTCACTGCTGTGCGAGCGTTTTCCGCATCAATCTTCTCTTGTTTAATGGCAAGATCGGTATCAGAGTCCTCTATATCTGCCATTACTTTTAAGAAGTCGATATCAGCTTGTTTGTTTTTAACTGCATCGTCTGTAGCAATTTTAGTAAGGTCAACTTGCGCCTGGATTTCAGTAGCTTGTGCTTTTTGCTGAACTTTCATCATGTCTGCTTTAGCTTGTTGTGCCATCACTTCTTTTGGATCTAATTGTTGCTGCATTTGCTGCATAGCCATTTGCTCTTGCTGCGCTTGTTTTTGCTGCATCTCTTGCATAAATTGCGCAGCCTCTTGTCTTAGTCCTTCAATGCCACGAATATCAATATTATCAAGCAATATGCCGATACCTTTAGCGTTAATGAAGGCGGCAAACGTTTCTGAAGTTTGCATAAGCTGGATAATAGTTTCTAGGCTAATTTGTTTTTGAACCTCAAAGTTCACGCCAGCTTCGACTTTTACATCGAGACTCATGGCATTGTAATCCATGTAGGGATTACCAGGCTTATTAACTACTTCGTAGGAGCGCTTGCCATCTGGCTTAACAATAGGAAGTGAGCGTGGGGTTACATAGTATTTTGGTATTAAGTCTAATATGACCTGGCAAACTCTATTAAGTCCTTTCATAAATCCGACCGTATAAGGCATAGCTGCGGCATTGGAGTGCATAGCGCCTTGCATGATTGCTACGCCTGAAAGCTCATTATTTTGAATACCAAGAGCTGCGTCATAACTACCTAAAATTCCTTGTATTAAATTGTCAGACATTTGGAAAGTTTCAGAAATTTGAGGCGGTATTGGTGTGCGCACAACTTCTCGTGGAGGAGCTAGTGGCACATTCGTATCGCCTTCATGAAAAGCGTTGTATAGAAGTGTTCCAGGCTTTTGAACATCAATATAAGCGTCAATGTAATCTTCTGGGATTGATTCTACTGAAGCTATAAATTTATGTTCCACGGTATTTTCTAGCTCGTTAGCTAGCGATTGCCCTGCGTAGTTTTTAAGTCTTTGCGCATCTTTTACATTATAAATGTACGGTCTTGTCATTTGTTCTGCGCTAGAGTCGTTATTATCGCGTAGAACAGCGCTATTACCATCAAAGAAGACAAGCGGAAGCATGTTGAAGTTTGTTTTTTCTACTTTGATAAGCTCTGCGCCAGAAAGCGTATAACGGCAGATTTCTTCAATGGTTGTTTCACGGGTTTTCCCGATGGGAATAGGAGGTTGTTCGATGTAGCCAGCTTCATCCCACATAACTAACAATTTCTCATAGTTGTCTACGGTTACGACTCTACCGTTTGAAAGCTTAGTAATTTTTTTCTTTTTGTATTCTTTTTTATCGTACTGGCATAAAAGAACAATGTCTTTTTTAGACGAGCGGTATGACCAGTTAAAACCAGAAAATGCTCTAGCATATTTAAGTCCTTTAAGCGCATTTGAGCCATATTCGCGCTCAACTTCTTCAGCTTCTTTTGGGAATAGCTGAAAAGCAAACGCGCCATCACCTTTATGCGATTTTCTAGCTAGTGGGTCGAAGCCGCAAAGGGTTGGGTCAAAGACTCGGCCTGTGCAAATCTTTTGATCCATACTCATTTCAGACATGTAATCGGTAAATAGTTCTACTACAGAAAATCCGCCAACTAACAGGTCTGTGTATACGTCATAGCTAAAACCATCATTGTCAGAGTCTACTAGAATCGATCTAAAATGCGCTTCGAGTATTTCCAGCAACTTAGGGTCAATATCTTCATAGCCATCTTGTGCCCTAACTATAAACCCAGGTTCCATGCGTGAGAACTCACCTCTTAGTCTTGAGATATAAGCTTCCATCATATTGAACTCAATTTGAGGTTTGCCGAGCGTTGTTAAAACGGATATGTCATCTGGTGTAAGCGTAGTTTTATAAACAAAACGCATGAATTGATGATATCGCTCATAGTTTGGTCTGAAATATGTATACGCTTGTTCTACAGATGCTTTAATTTTCTCAAGCTCTGATGTGTATTTTTTTGCTATATGAGCCATTATCAAATCCTTTGTTTATAGGCTTTACTTTTTAAGAGGTGTAGTCGCTTCATGCGGCTCGTGGCTTCTCTTGTCGTTTGTTTCATTGCTGAATCTTTACGCGAACTTCCATTTATTAACTTATCCATTAGAGCAATCTTTACCCCATCTGAACAAGTATCTGCTATATCGTCGTGCGCGTGAGAATCGTTGTTAGTAATTTTCTTCATGTGGTCTACGCACATTTTTGTATGCGTACCGTGGGCTGGCAAAGATACTTGCTTGCTCGCAATATAAGGCTGTATATCAATAAATCGTTGTGATTTTGAGCCTGATTTTTTGGTGCGCTCGATTTCTCGTATTTTTAAGCCGCGCATCCCTTTAAGAACTGATATCAGTGTTACGCCTGTTG